GGTGTGAATAGTTTGGAGCATACACATTACTGGTGTAATCTCTGAACACTCTGTCAGCAGGGTCACCATCAAATAAACTAAAGTTGAAGAAGAAACAACCACCTGTTACTCTGAATATTGCAGTTCTCTCTATATTATCGTTGTCTGGTTGAGGGATAAATTTAGGTTTTATCTTTGTCTTTCTAAGATCTGTACCAATGATGGATGTACCTCTAGGAAGTATTACACCACCATGTATAGAGTTGAAGTGGTATAATACATTGTCTGGATCTTGTATATCAAATTTTGTTCCTATTGATAATTCACTGATAGATGCTGCTGTACCGTTGATATCGGTGACATTACCTGATGTGTCTATTTGAAAACCAGGTCTATTATCAATATAATGTGTGCCAGGTGACACCATTATTGTTGTCTTGTCAAACTTATCGTTATCCTTTCCTAACTGATATGAGAATCTAGCAGATTCTATCAGTGCTCTCTGTATAGTTTTGAACGGACGAGTTCTGGAATTACCAGTATTACTAACATCATCTGTCGCATCAAGTTCCTCAGGGTTTACGTATATGACGTTACCCTGTACATTTTTTAGAAAATTTTCTAGTCTACTTAGTGGCATTACCTAGTTTCCGACACCATTCCTTCAACTTATTTATACTCGTCAGATTCGAGGTATCTTCTGCACTAATGGTAAGAGGTCAGATTCTACCTTATCTACAATTTTATCAAGGATATCAATATCTATTCCTAAGAACGGTGGAGTCACTCCTAACAGTCTCAACAAACCATCTACAAACAGTGCTAATGTAGTAAAACCTAATATCATACTTATAACAGTTGCATCTCTATTGTGCTTACGCATTGACTCCTCATCAATACGTCTTGCTTCATCCACAGCATCCTTTATCAACAGATCAACTTCTGTCTTGGTATAGAATTGACCAACAACAGGAATATTATGAAATTTGATATCTGATAACGGAAACCTAGACATAAACCACTTTGATTTCACTATCTATCTCTTCTGCCATCTTTGCAACCTCTAATACTCTCATAAACTGATCAACGTCCTTACACTCAATTTTTTTTATCTCTGCATCTGAACCAAATAATCTAAAATATCTTCCAGTCATAGAGATTTCTAGACGGTCAACAAACTGATCGGTGTACATTTGATTTTTAGTAACTCCACCTATAATAGCACACCTGTGCTCAAAGTCAAATATCAGTCGTGCGGAAGTGTGCATGATCATCAACCTCTAATGGATTTGCATGGACGTGATAGTATGCATTGATAGGACCACCTGCACCATTTCTAATCACAACCTTTGCTCCATACTCTATGCGATCTACAAATAACTCTTGAGCAACACCAATGGGGGTAAGTTGTACACAAATAGTCTCAGGGTCAATCTTACCTACCATGTAATCTGGTAGTTCGATGATGCCATCAATCTTCACTTTTCCACAAGTTTCCATGATTTTTTATTTTAATTATAACACACTATCTAGAGTATGCAGGATCATTGTATTTTGGATCTGGATAATCTTCCCAAGTTTGTCCTTCATATTCTACCACAAGTGGGTTCACATCCTTCCTCTCACCATAAACATGATAGAAACAATCAATCACATTTACAAGTTTTATCTTACTATCATCCCATTCCGTTACTATAATATCCTGTGATGTCCCCACTGGTTGTATTTGAACCGTTATAGTGTCAATCACTACAAGATCTTTCCAGTAGTCTGGTAATATAATTTCACAATCTTGAGTTCTACCTCTAAAATATACACCAACCTCAGGTCCCTCAATACAAGCATATCTAAGTCTATGTCCTTCACCCTTGGTAGGGTGCACCATGTCGAATGGTTTGGGTAAACTGTCAGCAGTTGCGAATCTAGAAGCGAGTCTCCCCTTATTACCACAGTCCACATCACCCGTGACATATACATCACCATCAATATATACTGCGTTCACTGCCTTTTCACCTACAATATTAACATCACCCTCTACATCTACTGCTCTACCATCTGTATTAGGTTTGAAATCACCTAATGCTGTGCCTACATTGAGCACCCCTGCTGCATTTGTTGAGTGTCCACCAATAAATGTCGGACCTGTAACTGCCAGTGTCCCATCATAAGGTTTATCTCCATTTAAGGTGTCAACAGATCTATCTAACTTTGGAATCTCTTGTCCAATGTAGATTTTTCCACTGTCTAGGTCACGTATACCTGCCATTATCCTTTTAGTGTTGCTATTTGTTCATTTATGTAATCTTGAAGTGGTGCAGGGCACAACTTAGTAACTGGTTCATGTAGTCTAATACATTGACCAATCAATATCTGCCAACCCTCAGAATGTGATACAATTCTTTCTTTGGCATCTATAGTTATATTATCTCCTTTTATTATAACATTATTATCCGCTTCTAACCGTATATCATGTTTTGCTTTGAGGTTGATACCATCTTCGCTGGCATTCAATGCCTCCATCTTGATTTTATTAGCACTGACAGTAAAATCACCTGCCACATCAATATGCAAATGACCCAGAGATTTTATTAGGAGTTTACCATCTTTACATGCCTGTAAAATCGTTGATCCTAATGTCTCCTGTTCACTATCATCATCACTTGATCGTAATTCAAAACCACCATCTTTGTATAATCTTAGTGCGTTTGCACTACCACCATATAAACCAATATCCCTTTGTCTTGTTACATCTTTATCTTTCTCACCACCCATGGTAAGATGACCACACTCAGGGTGTTGAATTATAACTGGTGGAAACTTTGGTTTGTCTGACATTAGTAGAATCTAGGGCAACTTATAACTCGTATGAGTTCTGCTTCTGGTACAATAGGATCTGTATAATCCTCTCTCTTCACAAATCTAGTTATAGCCCTTATATCAGCACCTATTCCAGTACTTGTTTGCACTGTCATTTCTGGTAATGTTATAAGACCTAAATCTATAATACCACTTGATCCGACTATTCTACCATCTTCTATCACAGGAGTCAAGGTTTGTCCACTATCACTTACAATAAGATCACCCTCTTCATACCCTATACCTGTAGATACTATATCAATACCCTCAACCTGTCCAATAACATCAACACCCTCAGTGTCTGATATACTATCAGGTGTAAGGTATCCACCACCAGAATTTGTTACTATGAGATTGACTACCTGTCCATTCTCTACAACTGCTTTAGCAGTGGCACCTTTACCATTACTACAATCATCAAAAACTGAGACAAATGGTGCTTTACTATATCCTCCACCAAAAGATTTCATGTTGACACCCACTACCTGACCTATAGAGTTTATAACAGCATCAGCAGCAGCACCTAATCCACCACCACCAAATATTTCTATACGTGGAGGTCCACACACCTTACTTGATACATTACATCCACCAACTAAACCATTGAGAGGAGACCCACCTGCAAAATCACCTACCATGTCACCTATTCTAACCTGTGGGAATGTGCTACCAACCAATGAGTCAAGTGCTCCTGTCAATCCACTACCACTAAGTGATGTAAACTTATTGATTAGACCACCAACACCATCAAAGTTTAGTACTTTCTTGGGATCAGGACCTATGTTTGTCATAAAGTCTGCTGGAGATGTTTCGCAAGCATTACCTTCACATGAGAATAAAGCAAGTGCAGTCTGTGCCATTTCCATTGCTTTTGTCATCATGGAAGAGAATGATGGCATCGCTATTCCTGATAATTTACTTATTGCAGAGATAGCAGGACCTATGGCACTTTGAATCTTATCAGTCAAATTAGACATCAAACCACCGATGAATTGTTCTGCAGCACAGAGAGGTATATTTAATATGTTTCCTAGCAATCCCTTTATAAAATCACCTACAAAATTTTTCAGTCCATTCAACAAATTCTCTATCAGACAATATGCATCATCCTTTGCCTTCTTTATCTCAAGATTCTTAATAAGAAAATCTGGGTCAAGGAATGATATGGTGCTATCCACCTTTTCATTAATCTCTTTGAATAAATTTAGTCTCGCTCCTCGCACTATACCCGACATCGCACCTGAGATTTCTTTTGAAACTTTGTCTATTTCTTTGTCCATCCTGACAATTCTATTCAACACAGGATCAATATATCCATCTCCAAATTTCTCAAGTTTATTTACTGTATCAAAGAAACCTTGTAATGATTTTGTTATATCACCAGTTGCAGATGCTGGTGTATCACATACCACTGGTACCTTAATTTCATAACTCTTATTATCATAAACCTTCTCTATAGTACCTACTAATTTTTTGTTATCGTCTACTATTTGTGAGTTACTATTGACAATTGTGCCAGATTTTCTCTGCCTCTTCTGCCCTTTGATGGTGGCACCTTTAGCATACTTTACAGACTCATCAATCCCTATCGGTTTGAATCCTGATGTACCATCATCTAATACTTTTTTGAAGTCTGCTACATCTTCTATATTATAATTGGCAAAGAATGATCCAATGACAACTGGTTGCTGTGCATCCTCACCATCGAGGAAAAACCCAACAACCATCTCACCACCTTGCAGTGCGAATGATGTTCCTCCATTGAAGTTACCTGATCCAAACTGAGGTGACATAAGAAAATGTGCCCAAGGTAAATCTTCGTCAGATATACCACCCCCACCACCATTCTCACCAGGATGATATCCCAGTATCCTTATCTTTGCTCTAAATCCATTGTCAAAGTTCTGATTGTTTTCTGTACGCCAAACTTTATCAGGGGCTACTTGTGCAATAAACCACTGAAATCCATCCCTACCAAGGAATTCTATGTTAGCATGACGTGTCTCAAGCATCAGTCATCATATACCAGACACTCTGGTTCGTCAGGATGTAGGTCACAGAATACTTCTAAGACATTAGGATCATGATGATCACCTGCCTTGATTTCGTCTTTGTGATGCTCTGCATATGATTCTAAATCATGCAGTTCTTCTTCTGCATGTCTACGTGCTGCAGGGTTTGCTTGTGGATCGTCAAGGATTTTTTTATCCTTTTCGATATGGTCTTCGATACTTTTCATGTTACTCGTTGATGGTAAATGAATCTCTCACTAGAGATAATCCAGTGAAATCACCCTCAGGGTTACCAAACTCATGAGATAATCTGGCAATCATATATTTGCCACTCTCAGGAGAATTTTTATCCTGTGGTTTACCAGTATTTAGATCGGGAAATTTGACTTTGATTACCTGACCTGCTCTGAGTGATAGATTCATAGGAACTGTAATATCTAATATCTGAGAGAACATAGCAGCGTATCTTGCCGATGCTTGTGCTTGGTACTCTGCTTGCCTTTGAGGTGTATTAGTTTTTACACCTTCTGCATCTTTCACGGTGGTTCCTTGATCAAGAGTTGATAATATAATTCTTGAGTAAGGTTCTTTGAAATCAGTAGGTGTGACATCCTCATCATTTGCAAGTTCAATGTTTTTATTGAATTTGAAATTCTCGAAGAGTACTTTCCTAGTGAGCACATCATAGTACCAGTTTGAACTGCTGTATGCACCAGATCTTAGTTTCTTTATTATATCATGACTTTCTGTCATTGCTGGACTACTTGCTAGTTTGAAATTATTTGATACATCCAATCCTTTTTTGAATGGTGTCATCATATATTCTAATTTAGCATCTGATTTGAATATCACATCTATACTTCTAAAGTTATATCCATCCTGAGTCTCAAAAAACAAATAACCTGCAGTCCCTCCGCTTCCTATATCACTAGATCCTGATGTAGATGGTATTGCTTTACGACACAAATCACCTATAAGTTTGAATGGTCTCCTATAATTACCATAGAACTCTAATTCATTTGATGTAAGGTCTAATCTTTCCGATTTAATTTCACCTTCTATTTTTTCGTTTATTATTGTACTTACGGTTGTTGCTATTGATCCAGTATATTTTTTCCATACTCTATTGGTATGATTAGATAATGCACCTTTTGTTTCGCATGTGAGTGTATATACTTCTCTCTTCTGATCAATAATATGACCTGATATGTTAGTCACTATCAGACTCATTGCTAATGGGTCATCTTGACTAGGGTGCTCTACGTGTATTTTTACCACTGATCCACTTCTAATCGGTAACTTGTTTATAAGTCCATTCGTGTCAGCAATCGTGATATCAACATGTAATGATGGATCTATTACATCCTCAAAGTATTTTACAAATATTACCTGACCAAGCATGTCCACAGACTTTCCACCCTTGTCAGTAAAAACTTCAAAGGCTTTCATCTTATGTCCTTTTGTCCATAGGACGTTTTTGTTCATACTGTCTGTAATACTTCCATCTGAGCAATATTTATCGCAGCATCATAAGGATTAGCTGAATTTCCACCAATTACAATCGTATCACCACCTTGTATTTGAGGTGGTGATGATTTTTGTGAATTATCCTGATTGATGAGGAATATATTGTTTGTCGGAGCAAGTGCAATATCATTGGACATTGAATTTACATCTAAGTTATCAGATTTTTTTATTGATTTATTGAATAAATTGTATAGGGGACTATCTGGGGAAAGGTTACCTTCTTTGTTAATAAAATCTCGTATAGCTTTATTACTGAATTTTTTCTTCTTTGGGTTTATATTTTTTTCTCTGTTCATATTATATTTTTTAATTATTTTTACTTGTTTTTTATTAGCTTCTTTTGAGAGTTTTATTAATTCTTGTACATTCTTTTTATCAGAGAAGGTGACTTTATCTTGATTTCTAAGGATTTTCCTATTTTTTATCTTTACTCTTCCCTTTGTAACTTTTACTTGTTTTTTTACAAAAGTTCCAAGATCTCTAAGTATCTTATCTCCTCTTATTTCAAGACCTTTTTTAGATATTCCAGGTATCTGTTTACCTATTACCAAGGTCTCAAGAGGTTTTTCAGCAGGTGCAAACCTCAAAACTTTCGCCACTTTCATCAAGAATGGACTTTTTGCAACAGTTGATTTTAGAGCAAGAACAAGGGGAATATCTTCAGGAGTACCTGGACTTGATCCTACTGCTAATGCTGTCAAAGCTAGTAGACCTGTGGCAAGTGCAGTGTATCCTATATTTCTTACTAGAGGTTGTTGAAGAAATGGTGTATCGGGTTTAGGTTTGGGGAAAAAACTTCCAAATGGGAATCTTCTCTCAGGTAAACCGTCATCATCTTGTTTTTTAGGTATGGAAAATATTGATGTTTCCTCTAGTTTATCTAACACTCTGTCTAGATCATCAAGGGCACCAGAGAATAATGATTTCTGTGTCGATATCTCTACTCTTCGTTCCTCAAATTTTCTTCTTCTGTCGGCACCTGAAAATATATCTGCCAATCTACCACCTGCCAATCCACCAATTATACTACCACCTATACCACCTACGAGAGTACCTACAGGACCTCCTATAGCAGTTCCAAGAATAGCACCTGCTTTACCCCCTGCCAGTGCACCTGCTAATCCACCACCTGCACCAAGACCTGCCTGTAAATTAGTTTGACCTTCTGCTTTTCTACCTGCAAAATCTAGCCCAGTGCCTAAGACAGCGAGAGGTCCTATTCTACCAAATCTACCGACTTTACCAATCCTAGATAAAGATGCTCCCCCTTTTGTGGGAAGTTTTGGGATTTTAGGTATCCTACGACCTACAATTTTTCTCCCTAGTAAACCACCACCCAGTAATCCAAGTGCCTCGACACCCCCTTTTTTACCTTTTTTTTCTTGCTTACTGCGTAACGCTAACCCTTTTAGTGTACGATTTCTTTCTTCTACGAGTTTCCTTTTGAGTGCCAGTGAGTTTTTTTCTAAAACTCTTTCAAGTCTAAAACTATTTCTTAGATCGTTTCTAAGTGCTAAGTTACCTCTTCTTGTTCTGTTAGATATTACAGCAAGATTTCTTTCTATCATGAGTAAGCACCATAACTCCTAAGTGACGACGCTGCTTCAAACTTGTCTATTGTACCACCACCAGAACTAAACTTAGTAGCAACTATAATTGATGCAGATTTTGCAGAAACTCCTGAAAACCCAGATGATGCTGGTTGCTCTTCTTGATTAGATGACAAGTCTATGATATTATTATTTGCCTCAGATAACACGATTTGCTTACCCATCTGAGATATGTCAAGATTAGGTAATAGGTTTGACGCAAGATCTTGATTAGGACTTATTATATTTGAAATTTCATCATTAAATATACTGTTCTCAGTCAAATTATTTACTAATGATATTTTTGTAGAATCATCAATTTCCAAATTATCACCGTCAATAATAGTATCTCCCACATTGGATGCTAAATCAATGTTTGTATTACCTTCAATCAAAGAAATATTGTTTTCTTTCTCTTTGTTCTTACCGTCACCTCTCTTATCAAGGTCAAACAAATTGAAAGTTGCAAAATCAAGTAATCCTGTAATCCCTCTCATAAAACCTTCAGGTGCCACTCCCTCTTTATTATTATTGTTATTATTTTTATTCTCTTTACTTTTTTTATCTAATTGTTTTTCATTCTCTAATTTTTCTAGATCTATGGTATTTTCTTTGGTTTTCTTTCCATCAAAAGATATACTTGACAAAATACGTTCAAACCTATTCAATTGACCTCTAAATCTTGTTACGTCTGGTTTATTGATTGTTTGTTCACCACTTATAACTTTAGTTGCTAGTTCTTGTCTTCTCTTGTCACCAGATTGACCTGCTTGTGCAAGTGATGGTATCAACAAACTGGCAGCGAGTGCAGCAGTTATCAACAATGGATTCCTAAGTTTTGATGCTCCACCAACACCTTTCGCAACATTTGATGCCCCAACTCCTTTATTACCTATCAAACCCTTGAGAGCAAGAACTTGTACTACAGATCCAGTTAAAAACTCTACGATTTCAGGTGCCATCAATGCCCCTGCCAAACCAAAACTTTGTGCAGCACCTCCCAAATTACCAGTAGAAAGTTGAGCAGCACCTAAACCACCTAGAACAGCAGCACCTTTACCCCTTAGACTACTGAGTATATTTGTTTTTACATTATCTAAGTTCTCAGAGTCTTTCCTTAGTATTTTTGATTCTTCTCTAAAGTATCTCCTCTTTGCCCTTACATCTTCCCTAATTTGTTCTCTTACGTTCCTCATTGAAACATTCATCTGTTCCATCTGAGTTATAATACGACCCAGAACTCTGACCTGAGGTCTTTCTAAATTCTTTGCTTCATCTGTCGCCCTTGCTAATAATCTATCATACGCCAGATCCATCCTACGTTCCATCGGAATCATAGGTGTCTGGGGTTCAGTTTGTCTACCAGGCGTTTGCATTAGCTGCTTCTGCTTGTTGTGCTTCTAACTTTTGCT